TATTTGTATCTAAATAATCAACTGTTTGTTTAGCTACAGAACCAAAGTTATATAACTGTAGATTTGGTTTAAATTCGATAATAGGTCTTTTTGCTCTTAAAGATTCAGTTGCTGGAAAATCTTCTCCTCTTAAGGAATATGATTTTTCTAAAACAGATCTATGAAACCATCTGTTATATCGACTCCAGGGATTTAAATCTCTACTATCTCTTCGAATTGTTGTATAATCTTTATATGTTGGATATGCGGTCGCATCGTCAAACGGTTGCGTATCAAATCCTTCATTGTCAAATAAAACTTCCGGTACATCTGTTGTCAATACAGGAACGACCAGACTATCGAATCTTGTTAGTGTAATAGCATCGCCTACTCCTTCGACTAACCAATTATTATGAGAGTACTCAGCAGGAGTTACGTTTCCTCTAAATTCGACAATCATTCCACTTGATAATTCTATTCCGTTGCTAGAAGTGTATTGAGATTTTCCAATAATATCTTTATTAATATTAATGAAAGAATTTGATTCTATGTCGGCAATTAAAAATTTTCCAAAGCGATCTGGAGTTATTAATCCTTGATAATATAAAGTGTCCGGAGCATCGTAGGGCACTTCAAATGTTAAAGTACCATTCTGAGTTCCGTTATTTGTTACACCGTTAGAATATTCTAACGCAGTAGTCGACGATGCTAGGTCGACAAACTCCCAGTCTTGACTATCTATACTAATAGAGCTGCCGTCACTTGGCGAAATATCTCTTTTAGCTTTCCATAGGTTTCCATCATAAACTGCAAGGCTTCCTGCTTTATAAGAGTGATAAGGTTGGAAAATTAATGAACCGGTATCATAGTTTGTTCTAATAGAAAATCCTTCTCCCGGAGCATTAACTTTAAACTTATATGTTTGTCCCCTGTACAAAGTAATTGTAGGATTGTTTGTATAAGAATCAGGAGTGAATACAAAAGAGTTTCCTGTTGTTCCTAAAACAACTTTATATGTACTTGTTACCTTGGCGGTTTGGCCGTATATAGGTAAACTTGGCGGACCGCTTGGTTGCCAGTAGTATTCTCTGTAATTAATAAACTTATCCCAATCAACAGGAGGATTCCAAGTATAATGTTCTTGTTCTGTTATCTTGTCGTCACGCTCATCAATGTTTCCAAAAAACTTTAACTGATTTTTAAAGTCAAGGTAGTCATAAAAATTTTCAATTTTATTAAGATTTTTATAAACAACACCGGGTTCTAATTGGTATCTGCTTCTTAAAGTATTGTCTGTATCTACATATACATCAGTGCCAGTGTAAGTTTTTTCGTATCTTCTTCCTACATATCCAACAACCTTATCTAATACGCCAGGCTGGACTAAAGGATCTAATACTCCTGATAAAAACTTATCGTTACTAGATGTTTGAAAAACAGAAGGCAATAGCTCAACTGTTCTTCTAATTGGTAAGTTGCTCTTAGGATAAAATTTATCTGCCATAATTATTAATAAGTTGTTGAAACAATAGTTGTAATACTTGCACCCAATTCAGCTGCTGTAATAGCCGAAACTATTTCAACATCATCAACAGTTGCACCACTAATTAAGATTTCGTCCGATCTACTTTGAATCTCAAAAAGACTTCCGAATACCTGATTTGTTTGTTTTGGAACAATAACAATATTTGCTAGGTCCGGAGCACAGGAATTTAAAATATAAGTTGTCAATTCGCTCATATAAAATCTATCTCCAAAGTCCCAATTGTTAATATCAAAGAAATTGTTAATTGCACCTATTACTCTCACTTTTAAATCATTGTCGTTAATAGTTTTATTTGGGTTTTTCACTACCTTAAATGTTGCTTGTAATTTTGGATCAGCTTTAGATCCAAACAATACTTTATATTTGGCTGAATGGTAAACTATTTCGTCGCTGAGAGATTTAATCGCAGACAATGTTCCGCCAAACGTAGTTCTTAATACTTCTGTATCTGGTGGAGTTGGTTCTGTAGATATTCCGCCCTGTAAATACATTCTGTAATCTTCGTCATATGATCTTACCAACATATATGTGTCAATAATGTTACTCGATGAAGGATCAATTCTACGATAAGTTGTAGCATTGTGAACATACTGGAATTTTAAATTTCGACGGCCTAAAACTGCTTTGTAGGATGTAACTAGATCTAATGTATTTGTTGTTCTATTAACTTGTTTAATCACGTCCTCGTCAACATCATAGAAATATATAAGTTGTCCGTCTGGATAAGTTGCAGTATCGTTAATATCAACAACTGATTCTTTTTCTAAAACTAACACAGAGTTAATTGAATTATCAATTAATGAGTAGTAAACTGTTCCGTACTGATCAACAGACTGTTTAAAAAACAAATAATTTAAAGACTGATCGTCGCCCACAATTGTTTCAAAAGATTCAGGATTATCAATTATTCCATCACTGTTAGAATCATAGAATGATAATTTAATTTCTGAAGTACTTTCATATCCATCATCAAATTTTATAGTATCACTAATTTCAAAAGAAACATCTTGTTTTAATTCAGTTATAAAATCACTCGATGTATTGATACCTAAAACTGTAACTGTATCTTTGACAACATTGCCTGTTTGATCATTGTAACGTTTTTCGTTGGCATCAAAATAAAATCTATTTTGTTGTAAACTTCCAAATATGTAATTTAACTTTCTTACTCTAACAGTATAGCTGTCAGCCTCTTTTACAAAAGCAACAATCCATGACGAGTCGACTCCGGTGTTTGAAATATCACCAGATTTGCCTAGAGTAAAATTATCAATTAAGTTTAAATTAGATGATGTTATAATCGACCATTGTAGTGTTTCAACATCGTATCTCAAGCCAAAATTTAAATTTTGATATGCTTGATTTACTATTTCGTTTTCTAAAGAAACATTTAAATCGTTTATAAATCTAGGAATAATTCTTGAAGCAATGGCTCCTGTTGGAACTGTTTTGTTTAATACAATAGGTCCCAATCCGTTAGTCAAAGCACCCCTTCCTGTGTTTGTGCCATCTCCAGTAATTTTAACAGCCTCTGCCCATATCATATTAGTCTGTAAAGGATCTGTAGGATCTGCTGCTACCATTTCTCCGTTTTTAAATGCTTTGCCTTCTTCTGGTACAAACTTGATAAGAGATCCTACATAAAAATATTTTAATAGGTTAGTAGAATAGCTACCAACTTTTGTTAAAGATGAATCTACTGTATTTTTAAAGTATCCAGTTGGTGTTATTGTGGTGACAGCTTCCCAAACGGTTTTATCGTCTGTGAATAAAATTTTATCAAATTTTGTAAAATAAAAATTATATACTTCGTTACTAGAAAACACAGGCTCGATGTAACCTCTTATAAAATTAATAATGTCTAGTCTATTATTAAATTTAAAAGTTAAAGTTTCTTCTGTTTCTTCTTTATAGATATAACCGTCATTAGCAAATACATTAACTGAACTGTATTTTCCAGACGCATCGATGATATCGTAGTTTCTAGATATTCCGCTAGAAGTTCTATTAATAGATTTTACTTTTAAAATATTTTGAGAACTAGTTAACGGTGCTAGATTATAATCTTCTGCGGTAATCATACGATTCTGTGTATAATATACAGCAGGAGCATTTGTTCTAATTGTATCGATATCTTCTGAAGCAGCAGAATTAGTGATAGTTGACTGTAGTGCCAACCCGATTGTTAGAGTATGAGCAACGCCAGAAGCATTTACATAATTAATGCTTATGTTGATTCCTCGCAAATCGTTTGGATAAATTGTATATCTATATCCGTTGCTGGTTCTATAATAAACTCTAAAAGGGCCTTGTGGCAAATTACCATAGACTCCGTCAGCAAACACTAAATCAATGTTATCATTTTCTTTTGTGTTGACTGCATAGATATTTCTAACGTTCTGATTAACACTATTATAAGCAATATTATTTCCAACAAGGCTTGAAACTTTTGTCCATTCTTCTAATTGGGCTCCGGCTGCATTTAAAGAAAATAACCAAACATCGTTGTTATTAATGTTATTTGCATCAACTGCAATTTTTTCATTAGTAGTAGGAGCATCTATGCTAAAATCAGCAAGTTGCATAGTGCCTTGTTTAAACATTAAAAAGAATCCAGTATTTGCTGAACCAGGTCCAGTGCTATCATTACGATAAACAAAACCTAACTGGTTGCCCGGCACTGGTGGTTCTTCGTAGATATTTTCACTGTTAGCAAATGCTGTAGAAACTATCTCAAAAGGCATTCCTCTAGAAGCAACAGATTTACTAAAAGAAAACAAAGGAACGTCAGCAGTGGTTGTTCTAAAACGATACTGTTCTGTTGGAATTCCTTGAATTGTAGCAGATCCTTGGCTTCGACCAAACTCTGTGTTATCTGCCATTGCAGAATTTAAAACTAGAATAAACTGTTCTAACCAGTTAGTGTTTGTTGGGTCATTCCAAGAAATAACCTGTTGCGAAAGATTTTTTCCGTTGCTGTCAACAATACTATCTGTAGTAGTCACTGATGTAAATTTTAACAGACCGCTAGCAGCTATATTTCTTTTAGCGTTATAGGAAAGCATACGAGCAATCCTTAACACGCTTTCTTTTGTTTCCGCAAGTTCAATAAAATTCTCACGGCTAGCAAGATCAATGCGGAAGGATAGGCTTTGACCTAAGAATGCAATAGCGTCAATAAGCGCCATATATTCGCTAGATTCGATATAATCGTTAAAATCTTCTGGGTAGTTTTCACGCAGATACGTGATGATAACGCGGCGTAGATTTTCAAAGTCGTAAGATTTGAAATCCGCATTTTTAAATGTCTGATATATTCTAGTCCAGTCTTGGTTTAGAATTAAATTATTTTGTCTGCTTGTAGTAGTCATTTCCTATCCCTATACCAATATTTACCATAAAAATTATGTGGGTATTTTATACTATGATAGAATTGTTTTTATCAAAATTAAACGTCATACGCTCACTAATATTAAATGGAACGTAAACGATATCTGCTTGAATTCTTATTCCTTGATCTGTAGTATCGATTTGAATCTCATTAACTGCTATTCTAGGATCGTAATTGATAATATCTTCGACGTCTTTTGCAATAATTTTTTTAACTTCTTCAGTGAACTGCTCAAATAACATATCCCAGATGACTGTACCAAACTCTGGGTTTTCTAATTTTTCTCCTTTGCGGATATAAAAATGATTTATTAGATCTTGTTTAACTAGATCAATGTCATAAAGTTTATAATTTTTTGCTCCGTTTGAAGAACTAAATCCCCTATAGGTAAAAGTTCCGTAATTAGTAGTAACTTGTGCATTTGATGTTGCAACTGTTTTTTGATTATAAATTTTTGTTCCCATAATTAGTCTGCATCCCTATCTGTTTTATCTGGAGTCAATTGTTCTGGTGCTTGATTCTCGTGCAAGGCCCAAGGTTCGTGCATCGGTATGCGTTTCATAAAGCTCTGAACAACCCCAGCTTGATACTTTTTAGTTTCCCAACTAGATGTTGTACTTGTTGCAGGGTTATCTCTTAGGTCGTATGGTTTAACAAAATCTGCAACTTCTGCAGGTGTTGCATTAGTTGTATCGTTTAAGTGGATTGTTGGAGCCGTTTCTATAATTTGTGCTCCAGAACCTATGCTTAAATCTCCGGTAGAACTAACTCTAAGTTCACCACCGGCAGCAATATCAAAGTTAGTGTTTGTAGAAAATTTTGTTGCAGCACCAATAAGAATATCTAGATTAGATCCTACGGTCAGTTTTGCATCCTTATTAATTAAAAACTCCATATCTGAGCCTATTTCAGCGTGCCACTTTCCTGTCTCTGTTCTAAAGTTCATATTGCGGCCACACTCAAAATTGATATCTCTATCAGCACGTAGATTTAAATCATTTTGTGTATGAATGCTGATGCTGTCTTGGGCATAGATATCAATTTTACCATTACTGGTCATTTCAATCCAAGCTGTTCCTCTTGCATTAGCAATATAAATGATATCTTCAGAATTATGCATTAACAACTGGTGACCAGTTCTGGTCCTAATTCTAAAATATTCTCCGTAAGGAACTTCCGGTTCATATTTTTCTTTGTCGTTTAATAAGTCAATATATTTTACAGGACCATCTGCTGCTGCTGTTGCTCGATGATATCTATCATCTCCATCATCCATTACAATTTGTGTTCCGCCTAAACGACTGACTGGTACAGGGTCCGACTGACTATCTGATTTTCCTACTTTTGCTTTCTTAGCATTAGTTCGTCTATCAACTGGTCCTGGTGTTGAAATACCAAATACCATAGATGGTGCTTCTCTTCGTGGAGACGAATTAACAACTCCTCTAACATCGTCTTCTAATAAACCTTGTTCTAAGAATCTATCGGCAATAGGATGTACAACTTTTTTAATTTTTTCCGGATTAATTTCTTGGTCTTTATCTGCATTTAGACGTTTGTTAATTTCTGCAACTGGCAACGGCAACGGTTTACCATCTAAGGATTTCATTGGACCGTATCGTGCTTTATCTGTAGCATCTAAAGAATTTTCAGTTGATCCAGCAATAGCTGGAACCATATTATTAATGTATCTACCAGGTGCGCAGGCAAACCAAAATCCTTGAGCAGGATCTCCGTTTAAAAATAATACTAAAACGTTAACACCAATGTCTGGAGGCACAAACCACATACCATAAGATTTTTGTGTGTCGTTATATCCGTCAATTGTTGAACTGGCGCCATCATTCTTACCCATAAACTCAAAAGGTGTATGGCCAAAGAACGGCGGAGCATATTTTACAATATACGTTTCGGCATCTTCGCCGGAGGTATTTGCTTGGTCTTTTAATAAATTAACTTCTAAAGATCCCATAAACGTAGGATCTAAATGACTAATAACCCTCGCAAGATATATTCCGTTACCAAGAGTACCGGAACGTCCTTCATTTTCTGCTGAGGGTCTTTGTAATTCTGCAATTATTGTTGTC